TTTAAAACTTGTTTATCAGACCAGGTTCCATGTAGCCCTGTATCATACGTAATATTATTATCATACATAAATTTAACTGCATCACGTTTAAGTAAAAAATAGTTAAATATAAAATTAGCTAACTCGTAGTTAAGCGCACCTTTGATTACTTGATATTTATTAAAAGCCATGTTGTATAAAATTAAAACTTACTGATATTCTTATATCATTAGATAAGTTAGGTTCAACGCAATGCCAAAGATAAAATGGAAACATTATAATTCTACCTTCTTTTGGTTCTAAGTGAACTTCTCTCCATAGTTCTTTTGGTGGTTTTCCAGGTTTTCTTGTTGGCATATTTAATTGTGCTCCCGCTCTTGGTTCATTACAAACTAAATTACCTGAATCTTTTGGAGCCTTTACATAATACACACCACTAAATAAACTATTAGGATGTATATGAGGAGCATTGTATCCACCTGGTGGATTTATATTAGCCCACATATTACCTAATATGGGTTCTCTATCCAACCATTCTTCTTTCCATATGTCGTTCATCATCAAAAATAATTCATTTACCAAAGGTTGAAACACAGGCATCTTATGCATTTCAGTCGTAGAATGCCATCCATTACGATTTGTTTTTTTAACACCAGGATCTCGTTTAGACCATTCAACTATTTCATTAGTAAATAATTGATTATCTAGTTTTACATCTTTGCCATATATATTTGTTGGAAAAAATTGTTCTTTAATCATTTGAAAGGTTTACCTCCAAACCAAACAACAAGAGATTGTCTGACTCCTCGTTTTACAGGATTAACTCTGTGATTTAAAAATGATGCAAAACAAATAGCATGACCTTGTTTTAACTCTGCAACTTTACCAGGTGCCATCAATTCCAGATCACCCCCTTCGAACTCTGATGGATCATTTAACAACAATGTCATTGATATTTTTCTTACAGGTGGTTCGTGTTGCATGTTCAC